AGCCGTTGCTGCGCCATAGAGATACAGTGGATAGTCAGCCGCCGTATAGTTTGCATCAGAGTTGTATAGGGTACACCGCTTGCATACTTGTATGCTTTTGGCTCCATCTGCTTCCTTGGGTGTTATGCTCTCCATCGCTATGTATTGAGCAGGGATAGTCGCCGTCACTGAAGCACCAGGAACGGCGTATGAGTTCGCCCGTACCCAACCGCTGCTGTATCCTACGAGATCACCTTTGTGAATCTCTGTAGCAGACTTGGCAATCAGGTGAGTTATGCCCTCGCAATTCTCTAAAATAGGTTCTGCTGCCATTTCTTATAACTCCTTTCTACTATCGCTCATAGCCTTATAGCCCGTCGGTAACGCCGGTCATTACGGCACATTTGGTTGTGTTGAATAAGGCCATAGCACAGTAGAATTTAATCCTCGTTCTGCTTGCATCCTTTGTTTCCAGATCGCCCAGGTCTTTCGTGGTAATCCACCCGTTCGTTAACCCCATCAAGGCATCCGGCCCAAGAGTCAGGGCAAAGATGAGCGAGTTGTCGTAGTCGGCTGTCCTTGTCGTGGTCTGAACGTAGGCATCCATGTCGATGACACTCGAACCATCATTGTTATAGATGTTGTCCGGTATGTAGTCATCGGTCATGACTGGGATTCCACTGTACATTGCAATTTGCTCTCCCAGCGCCGAGCTTACAAACGTCATGTTTGCACCACCTGCCCTGCACAGAGAACTTAGTTTCCGCAGCATCCTCTTTGACATGAGCAAGAGAGTGGGTTTTCCACCTTTGACGTAATCAATGAGTTGGTCAAGCATTTGCAGGGTGAGAGTGGCAGATGTGGCGTGAGCTGGCATAACCTGTGTGTTGACCAGCCCGTCCAGGTCTCCCTTAGCAACAGCCTCGCACTCGGCCAGTAGCTTGACTAAGCCCTTAAAGGCATTTGGTTCAGGAGTTGAGCTGGTTTGACCAAGGATCAACTGCTTCATGAACTGTTGCTGAATTGCCTTGGCCTTGAGTGCCAGAACCTCGGCCTTGAGGTCGTTGACATTGCTTCGAGTCTGCGCTGCGAAGTTGTCAACATCTGCATCCCCACCGAGAATGGTGAGGGTAGCGGAGCGTTGCGCCCATACTGGACTGGACTCAACCCATGTATCCCCAGTCTGATAGAACTGGGCACCAGCAGCTACGCTTTCGAGGTTGTAGAGAAGGGAGTTGCCACTGATCTCCATGTACGGCAAGCGTTCCATGAAGGGACAGTCTTTTACTATGGTAAGTGCGATACCCTTCTTCATCATATCCGTAGAAAGGTATCCGTATTCAGTTAGTGTATTCACTTTATGGCCTCCTGTCTATTTACTAGGCAGAAGGCTCACTCAGAATTATTAACTCTCTTTTTGCTGTATCGCAAGCTTCAATATTTCGTTCGGGTTAAGAGTATTTACATCTGCACCGATACCAGCAGGCTGCGGAGTAGCTGTGTTTAATAGTCCAGACTCTTTTGCCCACTCCAATTTCAAATCTTCCAGTGTCTTGCCACCTATCTTTTCTGCTTGAGGTGGAGTGTCACCAGGATTATTAACAGGCGGTATCTCTGCTGCCGGTACTATTGGTTGTCTTAGACCTAAAGCTGGCTGAACAGAGATGAAGTGCGTGTATGCTTTAGCCGCACTGGTTTCCTTGATAGGTCTTACGTTTACCAAGGCAGGGTCATCCCAGGTTAAGCCCATAGAGGCTAACCGCCTGTTCATTTCCCTTTCCGCTAGTTCATCAGCGGCTTGAGTATTACCCTCTTCGGTATATCTTACAATTGTTGCGGCAGTTTGTTCAGCTTGCTGCATTTCCAGTCCTCTACTCAAGATGGAGAAACCATCCTCCAGCTTTTGTAACCTTCCCCCGTCGCCTTCGAGAGCCTTAATCCTATCCAATGCTTTATTGTGAGCCTCCTGAAGATTTGTATGTTGGCTCTTAGGAACTGTAGGCTCTTCCGGTTTGGGGGGTACTGGAGCTTCGGGGGAAACCACTGCTGGCTCTTTCCCTATTCCAAGTACCGGTTCCGTTACGGCGGTTACCTCATCCTTCTTCACCATGTTGTCACCTATCCTTTCTTATTTACCACATCAAGTAAAATTTGTCAAGTCTTAAAGCAATTCCTCTTCTTTAAGTGGCAGGTTATCGTAAAATAACTGGAGGTAAGCATCCCCCTTTGGATTCCTTCTACGCCATGCTAGCCTCTCTGTACCAACAGCACTGGTTACAGTAGGAGTCGTCACCGTCGCAGCGAACTGATATACTGCCTTTATATATGGGAGGTTACGCACTTCATCGTATTTCGCTCTGTCCGTAACCATGATCCCTACCATCCAGTCATAGTATGTTGCTGCCTTCTCCCCGTTCGGTCCCTCTGCTACCATGGCATTAAGAATCCACTGGTGTTGCTCTTCAGTATCTCGTGGGTACTTACCACTGGCTAGTAATTCATCCTCGATTTCCCAGTATGGACGCAGTACATCTTTGGCCTTGCGTAGTTCTCTAAGAATCTGAGGCTCGTCCCTGGAATCTGCCAACCTGGCTTGAACATACTCATAGTTTACTGGTCCCCACGTTTGTACGAACTCATCTTCCCTGCGCCTTATCTCTGTCCATAGAGGATTGCCAAACTCATCCTCTAGACCAGCCGTGTCATAGATCAAATTAACATACGCATCATAAGCAGCATCCTGAAGAGGTTGGTTATCCTTCGGCTCCAGCTTCCACTCGTCCAACATCTCGTAGACTGTCTCAAACCGAGGAGTCTTTTCCAGTGCTTTTCTCTGTTCCCATGCTACCGCAGAGATGGTCTTTAACCTATCTCTAAAGTTCAATCCAGCCCTTTGCGCTTTCTTAATATCCTCTTCGGACATGGTGATAACGCCCTCGTCCTTCTGCTGCTGTAACTTCTTCTTGAGGATCATATTAGTCTCATACTCTAATATTGAATTTTCCCACTCGGACTTTCGCCACTCGTCAATCCTGTTACCATTAGCTTCCCATTCAGCAAAGAGCTTCATATCTGCATCTCCACGCTTTGTCCTCTGTGCCTCATATTCCTTTATGAGTGCGTCGAGGTCAGGGTTATCATTCACAAGCTGGCTCTTCTGTAACTCATTGAGATCATCCCATGCTAGAGCCCGCTTGTTAGCAATCAGTCTTTGAGCATCCGTGATATCAGTGACAAACGGGGCCAGATCATCCTTCATAGCCATCACCTGCTCTGACAGCATTAGTGGTCGAGTACGCAATCCCCAAACTTCAGCAAAGAACGCTGCACCAAGATCAGGCTGCGCCCCCATCTCAGCATAACTTTGTATCATACCCTGCAAGGCGAATGGTGTTACCTGCTCGGCCAGGAAACGGGCATAATCACCAACCCCTTCTATTGGTTCTCCCAAGAAATCCTTTTGAGTTATCATGTCTATGGTAAGGCTGGTTACTGGTGATGTCTTTCCGTAGAGGAATGTTAGAAAAGGATTGTCCCTGCGACTCTTGCTGAAGAGTTCGCCGGGCGACTCAGCAGCAGTATAAGTTAGATTAGCAGCAAATCTTACAAAGCTGGTCATAAACCCACCGATACCAACCCGGTGATCGCCTATCTGAATAGACATGAATGTGCTGTATCGAGGATCGAGGGATGGCTTCTGTCCCAGTGCGTAACAGATACCAGTGTACATCGCCAACCCACCTGTCATCAGCCGAGTGAGGGATGTCCTAGCTACCTTGCCAGTAATGCCACCCTTGAAGAAATCACCTATCAGGGCAAACCCAGCCCTGGTGTATCGTGGTGCAAAGAATACAAAAGCCGACTCAAGCGCTCGCTGAGTTGCACTAAGACCCAATCCTCTGGAGGATGAAACGCCTGTCATCTTGTTAATCATCTGAGCGATGTTGTAGGCATCCTGTGGGTTACGAGCCAAGGGCTTCAGTGCTCCCCATAGTTCGAGTCTGGAGACATCACCGAATGCTCCCCAAGCTGCCTCTGCTCTGCCGTAGGTCTGTCTCAGTACCCATGTTGGTGCGTTGCCTTCCCATCCGAACAGACCACTACCTTTTCTTATAAGCCCCTGCATCTGCTGCATAGACTCGAACCACTCAGACCCACCCATGAACCCGCCATGCTTGAGTGAGAAGTCTGCTATCTCAGCCTCATGCTTCAGGAGATATCTGGTATGAACCTTGGGATCGACAAAGGTTCGCAAATGTCTCCAAGTTGCCCTACCCCACAGAGCAGGGTCATACCCTAGAACTGGAAGCCCTTGTATAAATGGAGCACTCACATCCAGAGCTGCGGTCATCATCCTCAGAGCACCACTGATATTTGATACCTGCCTAAGCCATTCACTTGTCTGAGGCTTCATAGCAGCCTGTAAACTGGTAACGATATCTTCCGGGAACAGGCGACCGGCAAATGCAGGATGATCTAGCCAAGCTACATCGGGAGTGCGCTTTACTGCTTCTTTGGCTGCTTTGTATTGCAACCCTGCTGCCCTGCGCTGTATATCAATTCTGGCAATCTCTGTGTTCACATCCTTGGTAATCTTTTTGAGTAGAGACTCCCTCTCTTTACCAGACAATTCAATGACTTTTCTAAAATTTGCTCCTATCTCTGGGAATCTAGTTTCAATAGCAGTTAATGTCTGTTCAGGAGGCTTCTCCCCCCTTCGTATCCTTGCCACCAGTGCCTTTGCTCCGGGAACTGTGCGAATCACCTTCAACCCCTCTTGTGTGAACTCAACCCTGCCACCACCAAGGAAGCGTTGCAGGTTATTTACCTCCACCATCGCCTCTTTCAGACCAGGGAACCTGGCATCGACCAACTCGCTTATTGTCTTCCCCATCGGTCTCACCACATTGGCAAGCCTCTGGTCTGCCACTATTCTGCCCACGCAGTCAATAAAAGATGACACATATTCTTCAGCATTAAGCCCGTACTGCACACCGCTATTAGACCCTTCGAGCATGGTCTCGTAGTAACGGCTCTGCTGGATTGATTGCTTGCTCCCTATCTTCCTGCCACCAACCCACACAAGACTATTTCCTTTGCCTGCCTTATGTGTAGTCCTGTGAACATAATGCAAGCCCTCGCTCATCTTGAGTTCCTTGACCCACGGCTCACCACCACCAAGTTTTATCTGCTCTCTCTTGGCAAAAGCGAGGGTTTGATCTTCAATCCAATGCACACTTCTGATGAAGGCTGACTGCTGCTCGGTGAAGATATAAGGGGAGCCCGGAGCATCCGGTAATGCCTCAAGTACATCACCAAGAGACGTACTGGCGTCACCCTTCACACCTACCTTTGTGACATATGGTTCCTTAATGGTTATCATCTCCCCGTTGTGCTCTACTTTGATGTTCCTCTGCTTGATACCAAATAACTTCCTGCTATCCCCATAAATGTGGAGATGTTGCATCAGATAGTTCTTGTAGGCAGCAACTCGCTCTAAGTCATCTACATAGGATATCGCCGCCTGCTTCGCCAAATCACCCTCAAGGGCGCTGGTATTGATCTTCTTCATGATAGTCTTCGCCCCCGGAGTCTTGGAAATGAATTGCCCCAGATTACGCCATCTGTCCTGCTGGAATCTCTGACCGATAATCTCCGCAGTAGATGGTAACTCGAAGTTACTCCATGCTGTACGGAGAGCAGCCTGTTCCTGATAGACCATCTCAAAACCTTTGGATGCAGACTGCGCCAGTTCCTTTGTCAACCACTGAGGTTTAACCCCTCGCAAGGCTGATTCAGAAACAACTGTCAACTCAGGGAATCCCTCCAGAGAATACACAGCCTTCCCAGCAACCTCTTCTATCTTGCCACCAAGGAGAGTAACAAACTCACCCTTATTGCCTGTCCATCCAAGTCCTGCCAGTTCTGGCTTGCCTGGAATTTCACCCAACTTTATCTCTGGAATGTGTATTTTCTCTGACCACGCCTCGATTGTTCTGGGAAGCATCGTGCCGCTATCCATGAAACTAGCCACTTCCATTGGGTCACGGGCTAATATATTCACACCCTTGCCAGTGATACGGAACCCCTGTGCCTCTGGAGTAATCCGTAGACCCCTGGTTGTAGCCACTTTATTTAACTGAGCGAGGTTAAGTCGCTTCGCAAATGTAGCCGCTGCATACCCGGCAGGCTTAACAAGAGGGAAGACACCGGCACGAACTCCTGCGGCTGCCACCTTCTGGATAACACCGCCACCAAACAATGTGGCCCTTGCCGCCATAGCTGCTGGTGTCATGGCACGAGCTGCTATCTCTGTAAGAGGAATGGCAAGTCTACCTATATTGGCGACTCTTGGAGCTAGCGCAGGATACTTGGCTGCCATAGCGGTATATCGGAATAATTGTGTTGCTTCCGGTAACGCTCTGAGCGCTGCCGGGGTTACGGCGGCTGCACGTACTCCCCCAATAACTATACCCGGACCTAGCCAGTATAGCGGGTTAAGAATTTGTGTTGCGGTTTGGTAGAACCAACTCGTTTGCTCCTTCATAACCTGCTTGCCTTCAGCAGTCCAGAAAGGATGTTCTATGGCTTCCCCTTCAGCCTTACTCGGAGAAACTCCAGGAATAATAGCCTTTGCCCCCACAGTTACCGCTTGACCTGCTTGCCAAAGTAGGCTCGAATAGGTCACGTCAACGGTCTCATGCCACCATTCAAGTTTCTCCTGATGTGGGGCAGCCAGAGTAACCAGCGCTAATGGACTCCACTTAACATACCCGGGCGACACATTGAACATCGCCTTGACCTTATCCCAATAGGACATCTGGTTGTAGATGCGCTGTTGCTCTTCCGGTGTCCTGTACTTCTCCGGCTCTGCCTCCATCGCTGCTAGTTCAGTCAGGACTTCACCTATCTCTACTTCAGCTTCGGATGGTTCAGTCTCTTCCTCACCCCTGCGTTCCTGAAGCAATGCCCTGTAACTCTCCAGTGCTGTTCTATATTCTGGTATGATACCAAGTGCTACATCAACCCCTTCCTTTGAAAAGGTCTCACTGAACTCCGTCTGTGTCCTTAACAATTCCTTCTGTGCTGTAAACGCAGTCATGACTTGAGCAGTAGCTTCAGCTTTTATCTTCTCAATTCTAGCCAACTCTTCCTTCAGTATTGTTTCGTTGGCTCTCAACTGTGTGATTTCCCTTCTTCCCAGCCACTCTTCGCCAGCAAACTCATCAGTGATTGTCTTGAGTTTAGCACTGATTTCAGTCAGGTATTCATCGTAAGTAATTTCTCCACCAGTCGCTTCATCCTTAAAGATAATTCCCTTGCCTAGTTCCTCCAACTGGGTCTCTTGCTGCTTCTCCAATTCCTCGATAGTGGTGGTTGCTGCCCTTTCCTCTTTGGGCTTTTTCGGAGGTATAAACCACCACTGCCTTGCAACCTCAAGATCAGGTCTATCTTCTTTTGGTACAGTGGTTGCTGCCCTTTCCTCTCTGGGCTTTTTCAGAGGTAGAAGACCAGACCTCTGCCTTGTAACCTCAGGGTCAGGTCTATCTTCTTTTGGTACAGTGGTTGCTGCTACCTCATCCTCAAGTTCAGGCTTAGGTTTTTTCAAAGGTAGAAGACCAGACATACGCCTTATAAGTTCAGGGTCGAATCCGGTTCCGTACTTCGGTGTAGTCATCTTTTACTCCCTCGGTAACTCTCTCCCGAATATCTGCCTCTCCAGTGTTCGCTGTATTAGTTCTCTGCTGTCCTTGCCCTTGCCGAACATCTCTTCGGTCTCATTCATAACCTGCTTGACATCAGGTGTGACCTCTGTGATTATCTGGTCGATCATGTTTTTCTTTGCCATCATCTATCTCCTTGAAAATCATCTCTTTGACCATAGGAAATACCGAATAGATACGTTTCCCAACCTCCTTCTCTGCCTCATAGTCTCTAACAATTCTTTTCATCCTACCCTCAATCCTTCTCCTGCGCCTACTCCCTCACTAGCTCCACCGATGCCACCACCAGCGAATCCCTCTGGCCTCACTCCCTCTTCAACACCCTTCGTCAGCATCTTGGAAAGCGCACCCTCTTCTTGAGGACTAGGTGTAAGCGAGCTTAACTGTATAGGTGCACTCTGCGTCTTCTTCATCGCCTTGTCGTATACCTGGTCCAACCCGCTCTCTTCAAGCAACTTCAGCCCGATCGCAGCGATCATATTAGGATCGCTATACATCTTGTCTTTGATAAGTCCACGCCTCACATCTGATGTATTCTCGGTTCCCATGAAGTCATGAGCCTTCTCGAAGTCAAACAACCCGGCCTGAAATAGCATCTTGGCGATCATTGTCTGAATCCTCTGTTTGGCTATGTCGTCATAGTGAAACTCGATCGTTCCCCTGTAATGACCACGAATCTTGGATGGGTCAATCTTAATGCCGGGTATCTTCTCCTTGACTATATTCTCCCATATGAATAGCATCTGAGCCAGCACCATGGAGTACGCATCTTCAAGGCTCTCGATGAATGTCTTGTATCTCTGCTCTGCCTGCTCCAGCAGTATCTCTTCAAATAAAGCGGAGGTTACTCCCGCAGGTCTCATACCTGTCAAGAGCTTTGCCCCCAGCATCATCTCCATCTGCTGAGAGATAATGTTCATAATCGAGTACAGATCAGGTGGTATCCTGATCTCAGGAAAAGGCTCGATAATGGCCTGTCCGACTTCAGTAACATCGCCAGGAGCCATGCCTATATTTAGTTTACCACGGGGAGCGTTCCGGCTAAGGAATCTTGGTTGTGCTGTTACCTGAAGAATAATTGAGATTGCGGTTAGCGCCCTCGCCTCCTCTTTGAGTAGAGACATCAACGGCCAGATCAATCCAACCGCCTCTTCCTCCGGCTTCCCTTCAGGAGACCGCTTACCCAAACCACTCCAGACGGTAGTATATGGCACGATGCCATATAAGTTGTCATCGTTTGGCCTCAGAACCGTAGTCTCATTCAGCTTTGGATCGAACCATCTGGCAAGAGCCTGAGTGGAGTTATCTGCATCTGACTTGCCATAGGTCATTACAGGTGAACCACCAAGGAAGTATTGCCACTGCTCAGGACTCCAGAAGGCAGTGAATTGTTTGGTGGCAAACGGGTTTGCATCTTGTAATAGAGGGAATTGACTCTGGAGGGCAAACGGTTCTATCTGATATGTCTCGAATAGATAGTCCGGAACTCTCTTTCCAGGCCCAGGTAATACGTTAAGCGGATCAATAGCATCAGTCTGAAACGGAAGGTCTATTGACCGCTGTGCTTCCCATAGAGCCTCGCGGTAGTCAAAATCCTCACCACTCTCACCTGGGCTCTTAACAGGATGTTTACCCCACTTCTGAGGCTGGAACAGTGTACGCATAAACGAAAGCCCGTACATTGATGTGTTCTTGGCACACTCTGTAAGAGAAGATGATGCTTTGGCGATACCATGTCTTTCCAGAAACTCATGTCCAGCGTCCTCGATACCATCGGCTTGCTCACGCCCTTTCTCTGTATTTTTTAATGGCCTGAACTTTACCGAAAACGACTTCGGCTTCACATGGGAAGTAACGCCCTCAACTACCGTCTTGGCAGTGGCAGGTGTCACCTCATGGACACGGCCAGCCTTTCGAGTCTCCTGGTTGAGAGGATGCCACTCGCCATTGACCATATCCTTGACTTTCCTGAATCTGTCATGGGCTATCTTCCATCTGTTCGCCAGAGAATACTTGAGCTTCATCATGTTCTCATTCGATAGCTTCGCCATGTTCTACCTCCAGTTGTCACCCTCTCATACTTTATTGAAATTGGAAGCCATAACCACCTGAATACCAGGAAGCCATAACCACCTGAATACCAGCTTGTTCTTTGGTATCTGTATCATACTTTTGGCACTCTTTGTCAAACTCCTGCCAACTTAATCCGCTTAATATATGCAACTGGTCTTGGCGGGGGAGCCAAGTGTGAGTTCTCTCATATCCAGTTTCATACTCATAGTCAACACAATATACACCTTCACCGTCCCAGTAAAACGAACCTTCATAGCCGTTCTCGTAATGGAGCCCGAACCCCTTATTTGAGGGGAAAGTCCCAATCAACTCCTGGCTATGCCATATAGCCTGTATCTCCTTCGCCTTCCCGCACATCCCGATATACTGTTCTCCAGTGTCC